AGTGCCAGTCGCTACTGGCGCGGGGTCTGGAATGATCGGCGCAACGGTTGGCGTTGGCGCAATCGCTGGTACTGGGTCGACTACGGCAGGGATTGGCGCGGGCGCTGGCGTAGGCTTCGGCGCAACGACTGGCTTTGGCTTTGGCGTTGGCTTGGGTTTGACTGGCACCAATGGTTTGACAGGAGCAAGCGGCGGCGTAGGTGGTAAGGGCTTCGGAGCAATCGGCGTCGCCGGAGGCGGTGGCGGAGGGCTTTGCGGTGGCTTTGGTGGTTTCGGCAAACCTCCATCTGAGATGATAGCTGGAACAGGGCGACCGCGATCTTCCCAAGTACCAATGCCCTCGCCGCCTTTCAATGGAAGCGCAGGCGTAGTGCCATTCGATTGACGGAAGCCGCTCGCCGTGATTGCTCCCGTATGGTTGATGTGAAAGCGCAAGTCGCCGGAGTACTCAATCGGGACATTCTTGATGTTGCAGGTCGGCGTTCCTCTAAATGTAGGGCTACCCTGCTCAATCGCTTCGCAGCCGCTAACGCTAACATGAGTCACAACCGCGCTATCCTTCATCGAACGAATCGCTGCGCGATCAGCAATGCGACCCATCTCAGTGCGGACGATCGTCGGGACGCGATTGGTAGCAATCTGCGGAATCTTTTTGCGGACTTCTTCCATCACCTCAAAAGGACTTTTGCCTTCATCAATGGCTTTGGAAATCAACCTCGCTAACCTATTCTGCGTCGTCTTATTAATGCCCGTGACATCACGCGCAATCTCGTTGACCTGCTGCTGCATCACGCGCTTGGCAGGAATGCTTGGCTTGACGCCAGTCAAGAGCGTGGTGGTTTTTTCGTGGATGTCGTCGGCTACCGATTGCATCACGGGCTGGATCGTCACCTCCACGTCTTTGCCTAAAATCTTGAACGCGTCATTGATTGCCTGCGCCCACAAGTCGCCATGCGCATCGACTTGCAAGGTGGTAGTCACGGCTTTCATACCGCGCGTTGCATCGACACCAGCGTAGCGAATGACTGATTTCTCGAACAACGACAGCACAAGCTCAACCTGAGCGCGCATGACTTTTGTCAAGGGCTTGGTCAGCAAGCGCGAGCCTTTGAGTTTTGCGGCGCGCTGCACAGCCAATAAGTCTTTGGTCAGTTGCCGCCCGTTATTGGTGAGGAAAGACTCCATCGTCCAGCCGCCATCTGGGATTTTGCTTTTTGCAACTTTTGCAAATACCCGTGACGGAGAAACGAAATGCCGACAACCGCACTGCGGTTTGTTGCGGGTAAGCGGCGTAGTGCGCTGGTATCTCATGCAAGCGGCGGTGGTTCATTGGCTCCAGTCATGCCAGCGACTGCCATTGGAACCAAGCCACTTTCGACAAAGAACTGGTCGAGATAAGGATCGTCAATGCGTTGAAGTCCGGCCTTCTCACGAAGCTCATTCGGCGTCATCGCGCCGAGCTTTACCATAGGCCCGTAATCCTTTAGCGTTTGCTCAACGTCAATCAAGCCGCTCATGCTGTAATCGTAGCGGAAATTCTCGCCGTAGGCTTTGGCAATTCCGCCAGCCATATTGATGCGACCGATCAACAGATCAAGCAACGGTACGCACTCGTACTTGCGGAAGTTGATGTCATCCTGCCGCGCCGTCGCATAGTTTGCCGCGCCAGCAATACCAGCAACAGAAAGCGGTACGCCGTGAATCAGGAAGATTTGCTCAACAGTCCATTTCTCCCGCTCAATGGCCTGCATCTCTTGCATGGTCAATCCGAGTTTGTGGTATGACCAGTCACCATTTAAGAAAGCGGTCTTACCAGCATTGCCTCTACCACCGTACTCAGCAGTAAACTTTTGGCGAAACGCTTTCCATGCACCTTCATCTTCAATGACCTCTTTCTTGGTCAAGATGCCTGAAGGCATCGCGCCGTTCTCAAGGAACTTTTCATCCAAGGCATTGCGGTTGATGTAAGCCGACAGGGTATCTTGCGATGGTTCCACATCGCCCATGCCCATAATCAAGTTATTAGGATGCGGACGGCGGAACTGAAGAATCTCTTCAGGCTTAAACGCAATCGTCTGTCCGTTGACTTTGTAGCGCCAGCCCTTGACCTTGATCTTTGGATCTGGGTCGGCTTCCACATACTGCGGCAGCAACGGGAAGATTGCTTTCGGCTGACCCGCGCCATTCGGCTCATCCTTCAACCAGTACGCGGTTCCAGTCAACTTCATGTGGAACGTCCACATGTAGAGCAGCTCTTCCCATGAATCAAATGGGTTGGGCGTTGACAAGAACATCGCCAGCGGATGCGTCTCAGGAAGTAGCTGGTCTTCCGCATCGCCAACGCCAAGTTGAATTGCTTGCACTTTTGCTGAAACCAATACGTTGGCAACCAAGTGACAGGCGCGAAACGAGGCCCAAACTTTTTTACTACCGGCATCAAGAAACGATTGAAAGTCAGCCAGCTTAGAAATGGTGACGCCGACGCGTTGTTCGATGAAGTTGCGTTCTTTGGTATTAGGGATGCGCGACAGAACAGTTTTCTCAGCAATGCTAAACAACTCGCGTCGATCATTGTCGCTAAGATCGGAAAGTCGGGCGGGCGTATTCTTAAAGATCCAGAAAGGCATGACTGCGTAAAGGTATTTGAGCTACGAGAGGTTAAGCGGATGGAGTCGATTCGGCGGTAGGTGAATCTTTCGGGAAGGCAACGTCATCAACCACAGGCGCGCTGAGCGGTCTCACTGTTTTACCGCAGCCGCCGCAGCCCCCGCCAGTCGCAGTTGCGATGATCCTAGGCGAGCGAGTCCAGACAGGCTGCGTCTTCAAACGAGTGACGTCTTCAACAAGCAGTTGATTCAACGGCGCACTGAACTCACGCGCGATGAACTTGACTTGCCTCATTCGGTAAAAGTCAAAGTTCAGGGTAGGCAAGCCGCGTCCAAACTCACGGTGCGCATTGGCAAACTCGGCCAGCGACTTGATTGACAGAACCAAGTCAGGATCACCTCCAAGGAAATCAATCTGCGACTTGAATAAGGTCGGCCATTCGTCGGCGGTCTTGAACCATTCAAGTGATCCTTCCACCGCACTCGTCAAAGTAGTGAAGTCAGATAGGTAAAGCGCCAAGTCTTCAAACGCCTTGCCACCATAGTCTGCAATCTCTTGCGAGGTGAACTCATCAGCGGGTTTGCTGGTCGTCAAGCCAACCGCACTTACGAAACGCTCCAACGGGTCGCGCACAATCACCGCCACGTCATAGCCTTCAAACTGCGGCGGCAACGCGCCTTCGCTTTTCAAATCGCTGGCAGTTGCAAACCTTGCAAATCCTTCGAGCGGTTGCGCGCTGATAAGATCGGCAAAGGAATAGTTCGCGCAGCGCGGGTTCTCAATAAGGATTAGCTTATGTAAGTGGCTAACTTGCATGGCCGCGAACGTGACAGGATTTCAGCCATCTTGCAAGTCTTACTTGACTTTGGCCGAACGAGCTAGGCGGTCGCGTTTCCGGCGGTTGGCAGCAATCAGGAACTCAATCGCTTCATCGGAAGTTTCGATCTTGGTAATCACAAGGGCATTGCCGTTGCGGCGGAAGGTAAAGAGCGCGTCAGTATTGGGCTGGCGCACCGCCTCATACAGCACGCCAAGGTCAAACTTCACCCCGTCGATCTCCACCACTCCGTTTTGCGGCAGGTGCATAGCGATGCCCGTAGGCACTTTATTGGTGCGAGCCATCGGGCGCAATCAGGCAACTTGCTTGGCCAGAATCTTGCTCTCTTGGATCAACACATAGTCGATGCTGTCAAGCACCACATGGGTTCCGAGGTGCGAGGGAACATACACTAAGTCGCCTTCCTCCACTGCCTCGCAAGTATTACCAACGCGAAATACTTCGCCCCATGTCTCAGTGGTTTGGCTAATTTGAGGAATTGCAATGCCGCCGTCGCTTTGCGCTTTGCGGTCATTCATACGGACAAGAACAAGGTCATTCAATGGTGTCAGGGTCATAGGTGCGTGGAGTGTAGTCGGTAAGATGAATTTCGCAATTTATTTTTGCAAGATCGAAAAGTTTTACGCAATAAGCAGCTTCGGTAGCGGCTTGGTTAGCTCCTCATGCGCAATAGATACCGCGTCCACTTGGTCGTCACGGCCAGAGTCGGGGAACTGTTCAAGCTCATCAATAAAGTCCTTAGTCCAAGCGCCTCGAACTACCGTCACCCGCCCTGCCTCAATCAAATTCAACCACGGCTGTGCGCGTAGTAGCTTTCCGCCTTTTGGTGGGTTGCGTTTGTGAACTGCGACTTCTCCGAGTAGCGCTGCCTTGACGTCTTGATAAATCGCGTCGAATCCTCCAACGCCTTCTACCGCAATTCGCAACACGTTCATCTGATGACGATCGCGCAACGCCTGCTCAATCATCTGGCTACGAACCTTTGCCCATGCCCACTGGCGCTTGAAGATGTCCACAATGTAGAATTGATCCCCGTCCCAGTCGCATAGTGCACCTGCGGTAAAGTCCGCCGATTGGCTCTCCGTGATTGCCAAGTCCCAGCCTCGCGTCAGCGTCAATCCTTCCGGCAATTCCGAGCGTTCGATGTATTTGATCTTCGACAAGTCCGCTTGACCCGATGAAGCAGTTCGCGGGGTTCCCTCATACTGACTCGACCACTCGTAAGCCGGTAGCGCGGCCTTCAACCCAAGCAAGAATGATAGCGGGCGCTCTTGCGGAAATAGTGGCTCTCCTTCGGAACGATTCAAGGGGTCATTGACGTCCGCGATGGCCTTGAGGTTTGTCACCTCAAATACAGATGAGCCTTGGTCTTCCGCTTTAAGTTGCGCGACGTATTCTTCGCTAGTCAAGTGACCGATCAAGTCATTTGGATGCCATCGCGTGCCGATGATAAACACTTTGGCGTTCCGGCTTAGACGGGTAGCGCAGTCGGCAAAGTACCAGTCGATTACGCGCTTTCGCTGCAATCTTGACTCGGCCTCGGCGCGGCCAGCGTGAGCGTCGTCGATAATAAGCCAGTCTACCTTACGACCTGTTAGTTTAGAGCCAGCCGATTTAGCGATAACCGACGACTCGTTCCTAAACCTAACTTTATCCGCCCTGTCATGCCCGAACAATGGGATAACCCCGCTAAAGACGGCTTGATACTCAGGACGTGCGATAATTGCCTTGGCCTCACTAATAAACTCTACCAATAGGTCACGCGAGAACCCCGTAATAGCAACGTTTATTCCGGGATAAGCCCCCATTAACCATGCGACTGCCCGAACCGCAAGAAGCCTACTTTTTCCATGCTGAGGCGGAACGCTAACCGCCTGATACTTACCTAGCCTACCCGAAACTACGCCGTCTACAATACCCGCTAAGTACTCGTGGAGGTGGCCAATTACATAGTACTGGCCAGCCTGCTGCGGCCATAGTAAGTAAAGAAAAGAAATAAACGATACGCGTGCGCTATCGCACAGACGACTATGTAAAGCCGCGAACTCTTCGTC